AAACATCTCCATAGGATATGACGACGTATATGACTTAACAGGATCATCACCAAACAATTCGTCTAGTGATGACTGCGAATCACGTGGTAGATAGAAAATATCGATACCGTGATTCTTAATTGACTCAATAATCATATCCTCAATGAGAAGTTGCTCTCTAGAGGCTCCTTGATTATTAAAATAAACACTTGTTCCCATTTATTAGCCTACTAGCATTCCAGGTGGTGCTTCGTAAGTATCGCGAAGTTTTTCTTCCAGTCTAGCAACATCTAATGTCGCATCTTGATAGATTTTATCACCATTTACAATCAATCCACCAGGAAGGGTGTAGTTTGCATACTTGGTTAGGTTTGATCCCCATTGTTGTTTAAACAATGCAGCTGTATATTCTTTAACCCATATATCGTCGAAAATTTTTTCGTATGTTTCTGGATCAGCAATTCTTGTTGCTTGAAAGACGATATATTCCCCAGGATTTGTACGACCTTCCCAATCCATAAAGACTTGAATGCGCTTCATTGCTTTGTTAAAGGTAAATGGAACTTCGCCAGTTACAATCATGTCTAGCATTGACAAATGCTCACGAGCAATAACGTAATAGGTATATGAGGATGATGTTAGGTTGTAGAAGTCGTTTAAACGGATCTGGTAGTTGATATCGAAGATATTGAAACCTTGCTTCGTACCAGAATTAATGTTACCAGCTGTAACAGGCATCAAACGAGTAACGCCGATAATTGAGTCTGGAACTTCGATAAACTGATTGTTGATCATTGACTGCGTGACTTTTACAGCCAAGTATTCCTCAACAGTACCGTCGTAGTGATAATTGCGGAACTGTTGAAGAGCATCGTCAATACGATCTTCCAATTGGTCGTCGTCGACATTGATATCGATGACTGGAAACCCCAATTTACGGAGACAGTAGTCTTTTAATTCTGCGCGGGAAGATGGTCCAGCCATTGGAAACCTCAAATGTTTATTTTATATTTAGGTTTTCTATTGCGCAAAAAATTGCCCCCATTTAGGGGGCAATATTCGAATCACAAATAACTGTTAGTTTGCTGATTCAGCAGAGACAGTTTCTTGTGCGGCTTCGGCTGCAACTGCAGCTGCAGCTTGAAGTTGGCTTACTGCTTGGCTTCTGACCTTGTCAATAACACCCAATGAGGCTTTAGCTGGAAGCTCGCCGAGCCCAGCAAGAACAATATTTGCCTCGTCAAGAGTTAGTTCAAGTTTAACTGTTTGCACAGGAACGGTTGTTTCTGTTGTGTTACTCATAATCATTTTCTCCTATATCAAAATAATATTATACTAGGTTATTTTAAAAAAATCAAACTTCTGATTCAACCTCAGGCGTAACCCAAGGCAGAGGCAAATTTACAATAGGTGGGTTTGCCAATCTTTCTAATTGACCATCTAAATTTGCTTTAAGTTCTTCTACATCAAGTTTGGACTCCAACCAAGTAACCACATCAGCTTCTGTTAATTCCGCATAAGGTGTAAATTGCGCTGATTCTGGCGTATCTAATCCAACAGATCCATATATATCAGCAAAATAGGTATCATTTGTTGCCTGATATCTCCAATGCACTGTTTTTACGACATCTGTCAATCCATCTTCAGATGGAGCTGTATCTAATACAGAAATTACCCAATTGTATGTTGTCATGACTGTTCCTCTGAAATTTGATGCAATAAAGCACTAATATATATTTAGGTTCCAGTTTTATTTGACACATTTCTATTCTTATGATATAATTAATTATGAAAGTAGCAGTTTTAGGCGATTTAATCGAAGACATATTTCTTTATGGTACTTGCGATCGACTCAATCCAGAGGGTCCATCGCCACTAGTAAATTACCAAAGAACAATTAAACGTATAGGTGGAGCTGGAAATGTCGTCGAAAACCTTAAAAATTTAGGATTTAGTGTCGATTTTATTCATCCAAATACTGCACCATCAAGAAAAACAAGAATTGTTGCAAACGGTCAAACCATTTGCAGGCTTGACGAAGATATAATCTCGCCAAACCTTGTAGTCGACCATGAAACATTCAATTATGATTTTGTGATTGTAAGTGACTACAATAAAGGGGCTGTGGGTGATTGTTCGAAATTAATCCAGCAAATTAATTGCGCTGTGTTCGTGGATCCTAAAAAAGACTTTAAAAACTACAAAGGAGCATATTGCATCAAGCCAAACAAACAAGAGTTTGAGCGATTTTGGGGTCCAGTTACAGAAGAAAACCTTCGATCATTAGCAGAAAACAATAATCACAAACTTGTAATTGTAACTCTTGGTGAACATGGGGTTATATATTACTATGAAGGGCAAACGTATACAATAAAATCTTGCGTTAATCAAGTGACAGATGTAACTGGTGCTGGTGATTGTTTTATGGCAGCATTAGTTTATGGGTTTAGTAAAGGAATGTCTGTGCATCAAGCAGTTGAACTGGGAAATTTGGGCGCAGGGGTTTCAGTCACTCATCCTGGAACGTATATCTTATCCAAGAATGATTTGATCAAAACGAAAGTTTTCACGAATGGTTGCTTTGATATTCTTCATCGTGGACATATTAATCTACTTGAGGCGTCAAAGAAGATGGGAAATTATCTTATTGTTGGGCTCAATTCAGACGCATCAGTTAAAAGATTGAAGGGCGCTGACAGACCTATCAACAACCAAGAAGATCGTAAAAAAGCCTTGGAGTCTATTAAATTTGTTGATGAAGTTGTCATCTTCGATGAAGATACTCCATATGAATTGATTAAGAATATAAAGCCAGATATAATCACAAAGGGTGGTGATTACAAAGCTGAATCTGTCGTTGGACATGATCTTGCAATCGTTAAGATTATTCCTCTCGTGCAGGGATATTCAACCACCAAAATTATAGGTGAACTATGAGATTAGAAGGCAGAGTTGAAAAGGGTTGGGGGCATGAAGAAATCTTCGCTACAAATGACCATTACTGCGGAAAGTTTCTGCATTTCAAGGCTGGTAAAAGATTCAGCATGCACTTTCATAAAGAAAAACATGAAACTTGGTATATACTCAAAGGTCGATTTATTCTTGAGTGGATTAATACAAAAAATGCAGAGACCGTAGTTGAGGCTCTTGGTGAAGGTGATGTTTGGATTAATGAGCCGCTTAAACCGCATAGATTAACTTGTGTCGAAGAAGGAACGATTATTGAAGTTTCTACCGCAGACTCAGTTGAGGACAATTATAGAATCATTCCTGGGGACTCACAAAAGTGATCTATATCGTTGACATTGATGATACTATTTGTGTGAGTCCAGTCGGCAAAGACGGAAAGCGAGATTATGCACAAGCAGTTCCATTGTATAATCGTATTGACAAAATCAACAAACTTTATGATGATGGTCACGAGATTCACTACTGGACCGCTCGTGGTATGGCAACTAATCGAAATTTTACCAAACTAACGAAGAAACAATTGATTCAATGGGGCTGTAAGTTTCATTCTGTAAAGATGAGAAAGCCCAAGTATGATGTTTGGATTGATGATAAAGCAATTAATTCAGAAGATATATGAACATAGTAACAGGTCACAGAGGGTTTGTTGGTTCGCATTTGTTTAATGCATTACCCGATTCTATCGGAATTGGCCAAGAAGATTGTTTTGATTTTCTAAAGAACTTTGATTTTAGCAAGATTGATTGCCTTTATCATATTGGTGGAATCTCTAGCACAACCGAAACTGATATTGATAAGATTTACAGATACAACATCAACTTTACTATAAGACTCTTTGAAAGGTGCGCTGAGTATAAGATTCCAATAAAGTATGCGTCCTCCGCCTCTGTGTATGGAAACAGTAAAAAGATTAATCCATTAAATTACTATGCTCTCTCAAAGGCAACTGTAGATTATTGGGTAGAAGAAAACTTGAGCCGATTCCCTTTGATCCAGGGTTTTAGATTTTTCAATGTGTACGGGAACAATGAAGAACATAAAGGTGGGCAAGCAAGTCCATTGACTCAATTTAGATTACAAGCGCAAAACACTGGAGTAATTAAGGTGTTTGAGGGATCCCATGGATTTATCAGAGACTTTATTTGCGTTGAAGATATATGCAATGTTATGATCCACAACAATCAAATCTCTGGAATCTTTGATTTGGGCACAAGCAAACCGATATCGTTTTTAAAAGTCGCTGAATTGACACAAAAGAAATATGGCGGAGAGATCGTAGAGATACCGTTCCCGAAACATTTAGAGAACAAGTA